AATACTTCTATTGTCGAAGCTCTTAGTCTACCACCAGTAAAGATACATTGTAGTGTACTAGCAGAAGACGCAATTAAATCTGCGGTCAAAGATTATATTAATAAACAACCAAAGGAACATAGATGAAATTAATAAATAGATTAATCCGACTTACATCGGGTGAAGAAATATTATGTGGTATCGGAACTCAAGACGAAAAAACAACAACCGTATTTAATCCGGTATTATTAATACCAGAGCCAGGAGCAACTGGCAGAATCGGATTCATGCCTTACTTAGGTTACAGCGATCTAAAAGATGGTCTTATCATTAAGGAAGAACATGTTATGTTTATTGTTGAGCCAGAAGAAGCAATGGCAAAACGATATGCAGGTATGATAGATGGTACTATCGAAATCATGCAAGCCCAACCCGAACTAGTAATGTAAATTATTGATAAACAAGTATGTACTTTCCGTGGTATCATGATATAATGGTACCATGACAAATAATTTCTATACTAGTGCCTTCCGTCATGGCAAGGTAATCAAATATATGGGCTATGAAGGCGGTAAAAAAGTCTCCTTTACAGTCCCATTTAAACCTTCCCTATTCGTTACCAATAAAGGTAATAACAAACATGACTGGAATGCCTTAGACGGTAATCCCGTAGAGCCTATACTCTTTGGCAGTATGGGTGAAGCTACAGACTTTGTCAAGTCATATAGTGATGTCCCTAATTTTAAAGTGTATGGCAATACTAATTATGTTGTACAGTATCTTAATGAACAGTTCCCTGGTGATATATCATGGGATCGTAATCTTATTAATGTTACCTCCCTCGATATAGAATGTAAGTTCGGTGATGGTTTCCCTGAGCCTGCTCTGGCTGATCAGGAAGTAACAGCAATCACAACCAAGAATAATATTGATGATGTCTATTACACATTTGGTTGTGGTGATTATGATGTAGATAAAGCATTGATGCAAACCCATACTGTTGTTTATGTCAAGTGTGCAGATGAGAGAGAACTCTTACACAAGTTTGTCTATCATATGAATGTCACATCACCTGATGTTATTACTGGTTGGAACGTAGAGTTCTTTGATATACCATACCTTGTTAATCGTATTGCTAAGATTAATGGCGAGCAAACAATGAAACGTTTATCTCCATGGAAGATGGTTGATGAGCGTGAGACACACACTGGCTTCGGTCAATCTACAATCAAATATGAATTAAAAGGTATTGCTATCTTAGATTATATGGCAATCTTTAAAAAGTTCGGTTACTCATATGGTCCACAAGAATCATATAAGCTTGACCATATTGCAAATGTTGTTCTTGGTGAGAAGAAGCTTGACTTCGGTGAAGCCTCTGACCTAAATGAATTGCATGAGAATGATTACCAAAAGTTTATTGATTATAATATCAAGGACGTAGAACTCATTGATCGTATGGAAGATAAGCTTGGTCTTATTACTCTATGTCTAACCATGGCATATAAAGGTGGTGTGAACTATGAGCAAGTACTTGGTACTGTGGCTATATGGGATTCACTAATCTATAGAGACTTACATGCTAAACGTATTGCTGTCCCTATGAATTCTGAATCATTCAAAGGTGCATATCCCGGTGGTTATGTGAAAGAACCTCAAGTAGGTATGCATGACTGGGTATGTTCATTCGACCTTAACTCTCTATATCCAAGTATCATTATGCAATACAATATGTCTCCCGAGACTATACTAGTTGGTACAGATGAGCCAGGGGTTAATGTTGAAACAGTATTGTCTGGTAATATAAAGAATACAATGCCTGATACTGCATTAGCTGTTAATGGTACAAGATTTAGTACCAAGAAGCTTGGTGTATTACCAGCAATCATTCAAGAGATCTACACAGAACGTGTGGGTCACAAACAAAAACAAATTAAAGCTGAACAAGAATTAGAATTATGTACAGTAAAGTCAGATGTCTATGCACTTGAAAAGCGTATTGCTATTGCCAAGAACCAACAGATGGCATTAAAGATCCTATTGAATTCATTGTATGGTGCGATGGGTAATAAATGGTTTAGATACTTTGACATGCGTATTGCTGAAGGTATTACTCTTACTGGTCAAGCAACCATTCGTTGGGCAGAGAATAACCTTAATGATTACTTAAACAATGCGTTAGGTACAAAGACAGATTATGTTGTTGCTATTGATACAGACTCGGTCTATGTTACCCTTAATGAATTCGTTAAACGTCTTGGACCAAAAAACCCTATTGACTTCCTTGATAAGATGTGTTCGACTGCACTTGAAGGTGCACTCACAGAATGTTATGATCGTCTATATCAATCACTAGGTGGTATTCAAAACCACATGGTTATGGGTCGTGAGGTAATTGCTTCTCGTGGCATATGGACAGCCAAGAAGAGATACATATTAAACGTGCATGACAATGAAGGTGTTCGTTATGCCCAACCTAAATTAAAGATTATGGGTATTGAAGCAATCAAATCATCTACTCCTGCCATATGTAGACAGGCACTCAAAGATATATTCAAGAGAATCATAGATACCGATGAGGAGACTGTGCAGAGTGACATAGCAAACTTTAAGCTTGCATTCAGTAATGCATCGGCTGAAGAGGTTAGCTTTCCACGTGGTGTGAATAACTTAAACAAGTGGGTGAATAAGAAACCTGCTCTTGGTGAAGATGTATACAAGAAAGGTACACCAATCCATATTCGTGGAGCAATCCTCCACAACAATTTAGTGACTGATAAGAAGCTAAGTAAGAAGATAGTAAAGATAACAAGTGGTGATAAAGTAAAGTTCACATATCTTGTCAAGCCAAATCCTATTAAAGAGAATGTTATTGCATTTATTGATTACCTACCTCAACAGTTTAATCTAGAGAAGTATGTTGATTATAATTTGCAGTTCGAAAAGACATTTCTTGGAGCTATTACCCCAGTCCTAGAAGCAGTTGGATGGGAAAGTGAGAAGACCATATCATTAGAATCATTTTTTGTTTAAGTATGTACATTAAGCATTTATGTGATATAATGGTATTACAGTTTATAAAGGAGAACGTATGAGTACAAATTGGGTAAGTGATATTAATATGATGCATCAAAAATATGGTGTACATGCATGGACTAAAACTGCCAGTCCATATGATTTAAAGAAATTCATAGAATTCCGTCTTGATTTTATCAAGGAAGAGTATGATGAAACACGTGAAGCAATCGTTAATGAAGATGCAGAGGAGATCGTTGATGGTCTTATTGATCTTTGTGTTGTTGCTATTGGTACCTTAGATGCATTAGGTATTAATTCAATTGATGCATGGGATAGTGTATTAGAAGCAAACATGGCGAAGGAAGTTGGTGTGAAAGAATCAAGACCAAATCCATTAGGTCTACCAGATCTAATTAAGCCAGCTGGCTGGACAGCACCAAGCCATGAAGGTAACCACGGTATTATAGCAAACAGTTTTGCTGATGCTATTAAAGAAAGAATGATGGAAGCAAATAAGGCAAGGACTGATATCCTATCTGATAATCCTGACATTAATTCTAACTGGTCACCAGATGCACGTATGGATATCATTGGCCAAAACGGTAATGATGGCTTACATTATGAGAAGCTTGAACATCCTACTGAATACCAAGATGGTACCAAGATTGACTTTACAAAAGATTCTGAATTCTTAAGGGTTTCAGGAATTAATCATAATGATGGAGAAAATAATGACAGTTGAAGAAATATACAGAGAATTTGAAAAACTAACAGCAGACTTATGTGCTGATGGAGCAAATGACCCATTAGCATGTGCAGGAATTATGATGGCCCAAGCCATGACAATTTATAAAACTGCTCTTAATGAAAATGAATTTAATATAATGACTGAAACAATATTAAAAAGCAGAAGTGATGTTATTGAATTTGAGAGCCCTACACTTAATTAAGGATTATTATGAAAGTAATTAAAGAAGATGTTACATACGACATGTGGTTACAAATGTATAAAGATACTAATGTAGAGAAGATCACATTAGAAGAGCATACAATATACTCACGTTTATTTAAAGCCTGGAGAGCAGGTAATATAGAAAGAGTAACTCTTTAGTGAAAAGCCTTACATTATTTAAATCAGTATTTGACAATAAGACTCATAAGCGTATTGACTGTTCATCATATGCAGAGTTTGAAAAGTTATTATTTGATTTAGCAGACCAGCCCCGGAAAGATAAAAAGTCTGCACCGCTAATTTCTCCCGCAACGTATAAGCCCGATACGACACGAGCGAATGATAATGTAATTGGCTGGGCAGGTTGGTGTGCAGTGGATGTAGATGAACATGTATTCGATGGTGAACTTGAGAAAGAATTATTGAATGCTTATGGAACATGGAATCATGTTGTCTACTCCACCGCCTCTTCCACTAAGGAACACCCTAAGTTTAGAATAGTATTCCCACTTACTGAAGATGTACCAAAGGATAAGATCAAACACTTCTGGTTTGCTCTTAATAAAACATTAGGTGACATAGGTGATCCTCAAACAAAAGACTTAAGCCGGATGTATTATGTCCCTGGTCAATATGAAGATGCATATAATTTTATATACAATAACTTTAGTGCTACGGATATGAATCCGTATGATATAATGGCTAAGCATGATTACGTTGAGAGACAAGGTACATTATTAGATAATCTACCACCAGCAATTAAGAAGGCTATGCTGAGTCATCGTAAGAATGAAATGACAAATACAAACATCACGTGGAATAATTATAAAGATTGTCCATTTGTGAATAAGAAAATGGTTAAAGAGTATAACTTGATAACCGATACTGGATGGTATACAAAGATGTATGGCATCATGGTCTCTATAGCGGGCAATGCGATACGTAAGAAGTATCCAATCACTGCTGGAGAGATCACTACATTATGCAAGGAGATAGATTATGAGAACGGAAACTGGTATAAGTCAAGACCATTCGACAAGGAGGCCGATCGTGCAATTGAATTCGTATACGGAAACCTTTAACCAAACAGACATAGATCCTAAACGTTTATACGATAGGGCATTTAAAGAGTCTGAGAAGATTACTTGGAATCCAAACAATAGAAGTAAACAAAGAATATTAGAAGACTGTATGATGGGTCAATGTGCAGAGTTATTCTTAATAGACAAGTGTGGATTCACCGATAACCCTAATGGCTTCATGGATGTATATGATCCAGTAGGAAATGAGATTGAAGTGAAAGTTACACGTGGTGAACACAATGTAAAGTTTATGTTAGGTGATCTATTAGTTCGTAAAGTTGAATGGGGATATGATGTAGCTGATATAGTCTATACCTATCTGTATGATCCTAAATCTGGTGACTATACATTCTTAAATGATTACAAATTTAATGGTACAGACTATGTACTTTCGCGCTAAACTATGTTATAATATACCTATATATTTAATAAAGGAATCACATGCAAAAAACATCAATCTTAGTTCTGCAAGAATGTGCAGAGCTTCAAGCTAAAAAGTCAGAAGACTATCAAAATCCAAATTCACAAGTAAAACAAGCAATGCATTATCGTCGTGGCGTAGACTCTATCCATGATACTATGCATGGCAAAATGCTTCGCGCTCAGTCTTTACTAGAATCTGGCCAAGCCAATAACTTCGAATCACTCGAAGACACATACAAAGATCTTATTAACTATGCATCTTTCGCTGTTGCTTATATTCGTGGCGAGATGGAAGGCCAAGATCCTACCCTCGATTACTTAAACAAACCTAAAAATCCTGCAGCTGTGCACAATGTTGATTAACCCATATACTGTACAAGATGTAAGAGATTACTTTGTGTCACAGAAAAGACACAGTACAAATATGACTACGGATAAAACCGGTGTTAAATGTATTGAGCTTATCGGTGCATCTTTTTTAGCAAATGAACCAGCTATATTTGGTGAACCTAGCATAGAGTATATCAAGAAAGAAATTGAGTGGTATGAATCTCAGTCACTTAATATTAATGACATATATGGATTTGGTCAACCACCTCCAGCAGCATGGCAATATGCAGCTTCCGCAGATGGTATGATCCATTCTAATTACGGTTATCTAATATATAATAAAGATAACGGTTATCAATACGATAATGTTCTACAAGAATTAAAAGATAATCCTGAAAGCCGTAGAGCTGTTATGATCTATCAGAGACCAGAGATCTGGAATGAATATGATCTTATGGGTTGTTCAGACTTTATATGCACTAACTCAGTAGCTTATTATATACGTGATGGTAAATTAAATTGCTCGGTATCTATGAGATCTAATGATGTTGTGTATGGTTATAAGAATGATTATGCATGGCAGCAATATGTATTAGCCAAGTTAGCAAATGACTTAGGTGTTGACACAGGTAAAATGATATGGCAAGTACAAAACCTACATGTATATGAAAAACACTTTGACTTAATTAAACCTATCCATAACAGATGAATAAATGGCTTAACGAAGAAGCATTAGATGTGCTAGTTAATTATTATTATCCTAAAGCTGGGTGGCTGCAGGATAATGTTAATTGGGGACCACTAGATTACGAAGGACCCGAAGCTAACTCTATTATAGATGATCCTTTACTCCAGAAGATAGACATATACGATTGTAAGACACGGAATGCCGCTGGCTTTTCTAATGTATTACAAGATTTAAAGTTTGGTTCTAAGACTCCTAAATGGAGATGGCAGAATGAATTTAGAAGAGGTATCAATACTGGTAATGATGACATCACATGGGGGTTATCCACATGGTTTTTTGTTATGATGTGTCATCGTATTACTGGTTCTGGTGCATCATTTGAGAATGACCATGGATACCGTAATAACATTATACAATATTGGGGCACACAATTTGCTAAGAATGGTATAAAGGAAATGTGCGAAGATATGATAAAGCAAAAAGAGAAAGGACCGATCTTTACTTCTATTGGTAACCAACCACCAGCACCTAAAAAAGGTTTTTCTAATGTAGACTTTATGACACAAGAATTACCTAAGCTAATGTTTGAATTCACTGATTGGTTATTGTATGACTCTAAAGAAAAGAAAGGTCATAAAGAGATTGTAGACTATTTAAATGAACATAATAAAGCTGCAGGTCATAGGAAGTTTAACTTTCAATATGCAGCATTCTCTATGGATTGCTCAGACTATTTTCCAGGTTCAGTAGATGTAGATTCACATACCTATTTAGGTAACAACGCTGTTCGTTGTATGAAGAAGTTATCTACAGGATATAAGGACGATGAGTTCATGAATATATTAAGAGAACGCACAGGTGGTAAACCTAAGGATCTTGAAGATGTGATGTGTGACTTTGTGAGGTTTGGTCAGAACTATGTACCAAGAGGTAACGGCACATTTGACCACATTCCAAGTACTATAACTAATAACAGCGGATGGGAATCAGGTTGGAAACAAAGACAAGGTACACCACCGGATACTAATACACTACCAATATAATGCCACATAATAATCACGTAGAAGATGGATTCAACATTGATGTTGGAATGATGCAACCAGATGAGGCTAAGAATTATTACTTAGATCTTGCAGGTGATTGGGAAGATCCTAATCCTCCTCCACGTATTGTTATGCATGAAAGTATAAGAGTTGTACGTGATGATGACTTAGTTGGATCAAAGGTTCGTGGTGGTGATTGTTTAATGTCAAGTATCAAAGAAGATATTATTGTGTATGTGCAACCAAGAACTGGTTTAGCTGGTGTAAGTATATTAGATGTGGCAAAGAGACATAACAAAGCTGTACGTTTATTTATGCCTTCATCTAAAAGAATATCATCTCATCAAGCATGTTGCATAGAGCAAGGAGCAGAAGCATCCTTCCATAGAATTGCAGCCATGCCAAACCTTAACCTTATTGCAAAGAAATGGGCTGATCAGAATCCTAATGCATTTTTTATTCCCCTAGGACTGAAACATAAATTAGTTACAGCTGGAATGGTAAAGGTTGCCAGTAAGATTAAAGAACCTGAGGTAGTCTATGTTGCTACATCAACCGGTGTATTGACACGTTCATTACAGATAGCTTGGCCGAATGCTGAGTTTGTATCTGTGGCAGTAAGTAGAAATATGAAAGCAGGTGAATTAGGTAGAGCTCAAGTGATATCTGAAAGGAAAGCATTCACAGCTTCAGAGAGTAAAGAGAACTTACCACCATTTCCTAACATTGCAACATATGATGGTAAGGTATGGAAATTTATTCCAAAGTATTCTGGTAAAGATATACTATTTTGGAACGTGGGTAAAGAACCAGAATTACATGATGAGACACTATATGAAACAGAGAGTTATAGAGAATGGGATAAGAATTTATGATAACAGGAACTTTTAATAAAATACCACGTAAGAAGAATAGCCATGGATATGGTTGGGCTAGGACATGGGCAGAGAACCTAAACACAAGTATTAACCATGATAACAATAAAGTTGAAAAGTTATACTTAGACCATGGGGTTAACTTCGGTGGATCTATTAATCTATTCGGTGGATTCAATGATAAACTTAAAGAACATATCGATAATTTTTTACTAGCTGATGAAGTCTATTCACTAGACATTCCTTGCCCTGAGTATGGTAACATGCTAGCGAAGAGAAAAGATGTCTTAGATAAAGACTGGTGCGCTCGAGTACAAGCTAAATGCAATTCAGCAAAAACATTAGTCTCCACAGATCTAGATACGGATTGGTTAACTATAGGTGATTCTCATACGGCAGCATTCGCTCCTGAGGGTAGTATGGTTGTAAAGACTAATGGTCTTACCCTTAATGGTCAAATACAATCTAATTTTAAATACGTAACAGATCACATGGCTAAGTGCAACAACCTAAGTGGTATTACATTAGTCTTTGGCAATATAGATCTTAGACATCACTTGTGCAGATTACATGCAGATCCAAGAGATATGTGGATAGATCTAAAAAGATTTGGTGACAGCTTGCCAATACCAGTTGAGTATGCAGTACCATGGCCGATAGAGTTTGAAGGTAGGAAATTACCAAAGACTGGTTACTATAAGAAGCAACCATTTTGGGGTGAGATATATGAGAGACAACAGATGCTAAAGAGAATTCTCGAAACTATGGATATGATAAGCATGAATAAAATTATGTATCCACCTAGCTGGTTAACTATGGATCCTGAAGCATACGCAAAAGAAAAAATGGAGAATATGTCAAGTGTACATATATCTCCACAATGTTATAGAAGAAAAGATTTCGGACAGGGGTATGTACTTCCCATCTAAATGTGATATAATAGATACATCAATTCAATAAAGGAGTAATACTTGGGTATAATGGATAAGCTTCAGAAGAATAGTAGAATTAAAGAGACAGCAGTTCTCTCTAAGTCTAAATTGTTTTCTGACAAAGATATGGTAACCACACCGGTACCAATGATTAACGTTGCACTATCTGGTGACCCAGACGGAGGTCTGACCTCAGGACTAACAGTATTAGCAGGACCATCGAAGCATTTCAAGACTTCGTTTGGTTTGTTAATGGCAGCAGCATACTTGGATAAGTATGAAGATGCTGTATTGTTATTCTATGATTCAGAGTTTGGTAGCCCGCAACAATACTTTAAGTCGTTCGGTATTGATACTGCACGAGTTCTACATAGTCCCATTACTAATGTGGAAGAGTTAAAGTTTGATCTAATTAATCAATTAGAGAACATTGAACGTAAAGATAAAGTCATTATTATGATTGACTCTATTGGTAACCTTGCATCTATTAAAGAATTAACTGATGCTATGAATGAAAAGTCTGTGGCAGATATGTCAAGAGCAAAAGCCCTTAAAGGTTTATTCAGAATGACCACTCCATATTTAACTATGAGAGACATTCCATTGATTGCTGTTAACCATACCTACCAAGAGATTGGTTTATTCCCTAAAGCTATTGTGTCAGGTGGCACAGGTATCTATTACTCAAGTGATAATATCTGGATTATCGGTCGTCAGCAGGAGAAGAAAGGTACTGAGATCATGGGTTATAACTTTGTGATCAATGTAGAGAAGTCACGGTTTGTACGTGAGAAGTCTAAGATCCCTATCTCTGTTACATGGGAAGGTGGTATTGAAACATATTCTGGCTTGTTAGATGTAGCAATAGAAGGTGGATATGTTGTCAAGCCTACAATCGGTTGGTACTCTAAAGTTGATAAGAAGACTGGTGAGATCGAAGAAGCTAAAGTTCGTGCAAAGGAAACTTTACTTGAATCATTCTGGAAACCTATCTTTAAAGATACAGACTTCAAAGAATATCTTATAAGTAAGTATGAAGTCGGTCATGCCGATATGATTAAGACACACATCGAGGAAGATGTTTAATGCAGATTGAAACATTAATCTTACGCAACCTAATGCTTAATGAGGATTACACTAGAACTGTAATTCCTCATTTAAAGCTTATATACTTTGAAGAACCTTATCGTGCAGTATTCTCTGAGATAGTTGACTTCGTTAATAAATATAATAAGTTACCTAGTGCTGATGCACTGAGTATAGAATTAAAAAATAATCCTAAGGTAACATCTGATTCATTAGCTCTTGTACCTGAGATTAGTGTTATGGATAAAGAACAGACTCTGCCATGGCTTATTGAAAATACAGAGAAGTGGTGTCAAGACAGAGCAATCTATTTGGCTATCATGGACTCTATAAATATAATTGAAGGTAAGCATGATACTCTAGGTAAGAATTCTTTACCTGAAGTATTAAGTGAAGCCCTCGGTGTTAACTTTGATATTAAAGTAGGTCACGATTATGTAGATGATTCTGATTCTAGGTTTGAATTTTATCATAGAGATGAAGAGCATTTACCATTTGACTTAGAGATGTTTAATAAGATCACTAAGGGTGGTTTAGTTAATAAGAGTTTAAATGTTGCCTTAGCAGGTACAGGTGTAGGTAAATCTCTATTCATGTGTCATGTTGCAGCAGGTGCTCTAACTCAGATGAAAAATGTCCTATATATAACTATGGAGATGGCAGAAGAAAGAATTGCTGAACGTATTGATGCAAATCTAATGAATGTGCCTATTGACCAGTTAGAGAATTTAAGTAAGGATATGTTTGATAAGAAGATGCATAAGCTAACTGATAAAGGTGTAGGTAAACTGATTGTAAAAGAATATCCTACAGGTGCAGCAAATGCAAATAACTTTAGATCATTACTAAAAGAATTACAGATCAAGAGAGACTTTAAACCTGATTTGATTTGTATAGACTATCTAAATATCTGTGCAAGTGCACGTATGAAAGCTATGGGTGGTTCTATTAATTCATACACATATGTGAAAGCAATCGCTGAAGAGCTACGTGGTATAGCGGTAGAGTTTAATCTACCAGTTCTAACTGCAACACAAACCACAAGAGGTGGATTTGGTAACTCTGATGTAGGCTTAGAAGATACAAGTGAATCATTTGGTCTACCAGCTACGGCTGATCTAATGTTTGCACTTATATCTACAGAAGAGTTAGATAACCTTAACCAGATAATGGTCAAGCAGTTAAAGAATAGATATAATGATCCAACAGGAGCAAACAAGAAGTTTGTATTAGGAATTGACAGGGCTAAGATGAGACTGTATGATGTAGAGGATACGGCCCAAACTCTTAATGTTAGAGACGAGCCGGTTAAAATTTCACCAAGGTACGACACAGTAGGAGAGGGATTTAGTTATGAGTAATTTAAAACCATATATTTCTAGAATGTTGAATAAGGAACATCTAATGCAGATGACTAAAGTTCAATTAGAAAAGGCGGCACGTAAAGAAGGGGTAGAGTTAGATCGACGCGAGAAGAAAGAATCTCTTGTTGAAGAAATTTTATCGTTGTGAGAGCCAAAATACATGGCAAGAAGTGGGGAGATAGATATCTCGGTTTAGCTAGAGAAGTATCCACATGGTCTAAAGATCCAAGCACTAAAGTTGGTGCTGTGGTTATTGGTAATAACGGTGAAGTATTAACTCAAGGATTTAACGGTTTCCCACGAGGTATTAGTGATAATAGTGCTCGATTAAAAGATAGAGAAAGAAAGTACAAATTAGTTGTACATGCAGAGATGAATTCTATATATAATGCTGGTCTTAATGGAGTTTCTTTAAAAGATTCTACATTATACGTATATGGTTTGCCTGTTTGTAATGAATGTGCTAAAGGTATTATTCAAGTTGGAATCAAAACAGTTGTTGCTATGAGACCAAAGGATTATAATAAGGATTGGGATGAATCAATAAAGGATGCTGAAGCTTTGTTTAAAGAAGCTGAAGTGATGTATATCGTAAAAGAGGAGAAATAATGGGAAAGCAAATGATACCTACAGCTAAGAAAAGAGTGAAAGGTCAACCAAGGTTTGTCAAGGATATGAGTCATAGTACTCATACAGCAAAAAGACATCCTACATCAAAAAGGGTAAAACAAAATGTTTAAAGCGTTATTTAACGAAGGCTATTCTAAAAAGTTTATGGATAGGATTGAATTCCGCCGTAAGGAATATTATGAAAAGCGTAGGATACAAACTATCCGTGCTAATGCTATGAAGATGGCGCATAACTGGAGTCATGAGTATCCAACCGGTACTCCATTAGAATATATCAGAGATGATATCATTGAGTGTTGGGAGAGAACTGCAGGAGTAGGTATCTATGCTGGTTTAGATAAGAAACAAAACATACCAACTCCAGGTGGACTTGGAGATTCATATGCTATCGAACCAACTGGTGTTACTGCAACAAAGAAGTATGTTCATAATTGGAGAAATCCACCTGATGAAGAGCTTAAAGAAACACTTGCCGCAACATATAAAGTTGAGGGAGAACATGAAAAATAGTATGTACAAACCGCTAAAACTGTGTTATAATATACCTTTGAATGGAGAAATAAATGAAACATAAAATTATAGGTTTAACAGCGGGTGTATTACTTGCAGCATCATTGTCAGCAATGGCTGATACTATTGATATACAAGATCACTATCGTGAGGTTATATACTTAGAACCATATACGGTTGAAGTATGTAGTAAGCAACAAGTATCAGCAGCGTCTCAAGCAGACATTGCGAATGCAGCATTTTGGGGAGCAATCTTCGGTGCAGTTGTTGGTGATGTAGTAACAGATGGAGATGGTGGTAAATTGCCAGGAGCTGTTATTGGTGGTGCAATCGGTGCGAATCAAGCAGCTGCAGAATCAGGTACAACTACAGCTACAGTATGTAAGACAGAAACACGTAAGAAATCTACATCAGTTAATGAATACTCACACTCAACTATTACATTCTATTATGATGGTAATACATATGAAGTAGATTTCATTAAGCAATGAAGTTAAAACCTAAATTCATTCCATTTGAGAAATGGTCTTTCGTAGATCAACATGGTAGAGATGATGAACATTGGTATGTAAGATTAGAGGGTGGTGAATACCACAATGTGATCTATCGTTATATGAATGTTAAAATAAATGAGACACAAGAATCTATAAACTTTGATTATGAGATTGTAGATTATCCCGGAGAAGATCCACATGGTGTGTCACAATTCAATGATGCTTTAGGTTCGATACTACAAAGTATTCTTGATGATACATATAAAAAACAGGACTATATACTAGGTCCAAAAAATAAATAATGAATGTAAAAGAAACACTAACCATTCTCTCAGAAGAATGTGCTGAAGTCGTACAGGCTAACTCTAAGTTAATTAGATTTGGCCCGTATGATGATCAAAATATAATTGAACTTGAAAAAGAACTAGGTGATGTCATGGCTGTAGTCATGATTTTAGATTACTATGGTTATATAAAACTTGATAATATTCAAAAGAATATAGAACCTAAGCTTCAAAAGCTTAAAAAGTATAGTAAAATTAAGAATTTAAATAAGATAATTAAGAATTTATAAATCTATAAATACCTTTATATCTTCAATTTATAAGGGTGTTAATGAAGTCTTTAAAGTTATTCCTCGAGGGAAGAAACGATCCCTCAATCTTTCACGCAGTATTTATGGCAGGTGCTCCTGGTGCCGGTAAATCTTACGTGTCTGATTGGATGTCATTAGGACCACAACTTGGATATAAAGTAATTAACTCTGACATGGAGTTCACCCGTTATATGAAAGATGCTGGTCTTACTGATGATAAAGGCGCAGTCGTACTTGATCCTAACAAAGAATTCGAACGTGGTGTTATACGTACAGTAGCAAAGAGACATACAAAATCTAAACAAGACTATGCTATGATTGGCAGATTAGGTCTTGTAATTGATGGTACAGGTGCAAACGCTAAAAAAGTAATGGGCCAAAAGAAAACATTAGAGCAGCTTGGATACGAATGTGCTATGGTGTATGTAACCATTCCTCTAGAGGATTCAATAGCAAGTGATAAGAAGAGAGGTGAAGATGGTGAAAGAACTATTGGACCGGAGCTTGTCACACAAAAATATATGCAGTTAGATAAGAGTTTGCCTGTATTAAAGAGATCATTTGGTAAACTTTTTTTCGTAATAGATAACTCTGTAAGAGAGAAAACACCAGTCATTATACGTAATGTATTAAATATCATTACTAAATGGTCTAAACAAATGCCTAAAAATAAAGCAGCTAAAACATGGATGAAAAATAATTAATGTTAAGCTTTAACGAAAAGGTACAAGAAGATACAGGTATGCGCCTGATTGATTTGCTCCCTAAGAAGGTGAAGCGAATGATATATAGACACCAACACCAAGACAAGTATAAAGCAGCATTGCTTATGATGAAAGCATTAAGGAAAGACCCTGATGTAATTAAACGTGGATTATCGAAAGCAAGGATTCAATCGATTGCTGCTGATCACTTTGGTTTAGATCGTAGAGAGTTCGCTAAGGTACTTAATCGTAAGACAAGATACGAAGAGAAGACTCCACACAAAGATGATGATTCAGTTTGGGTAGAAGAGTTTATCACTGAAGCGTATACTATTGCTTATACAGGTCCTGCTGATATTAAACACATAGATTATTCTGATAAACAATTAACTGATATTAAAGATTTATACAAAACATTAAAGGGTAAACATCCAACACCTTTAATCTTTGACACTAGTAAAAACAAAATAGTAAAGGTTCATACGGATTTACAAGGATCAATCGATATAGCTAACCGAGCAGTTACATATAAATTTGGTAAAGGATCTGTCGGTAAAGGAAAAGCAGTTGACCTACAAGATTTTGGTATTGCTACAACCACTGACTTCTTAGAATTCTTTCAATGTGTAGGATTGTTCATTGGAGTAGCTTTAGATGAAAGTAACTTTAAGAAAACATTAAACCAATTGTTTATTGGTGGTGATTTTAAAATAAGAGATTATATTAAAGACTGGAAGAAGTTTGTTGCTTATGTTGATGCAGATAAATCATTAGGTAAAGATGTAATCATGTTAGTCAATGGTTCATATTATTACAGACAAAAAGAAATTGGGTTCGTTAAACCATATGTTATTTGGACTGGTATTAATGACTACTACAAAGCTTTAAAAAATAAAGAAGGCATTACAGGTAATGTTAAAAACAATACGGCTGACTGCGTTCTTATTGATGGTACACCTAAACAATTATATGATGCATTAGAAAGTAAAAAACCAATTACAACAGATGATAAGACTGGTCTACTAACATGTAACGGTATTGAATGGTATCAAATATCTTTAAAGAAGGCTGATGGTCAAGCTAAACTTGGTAAGATCACAACTCTTATGAAGGGTAAATATGAACCTGATGAAGATAACATGGATCTTGCAAAGGTACGCGATCAATTCCCTGAACTTGCTGAACAGTATTTGCAAGAAGGGTTCTTTGGTGATACTATAGATAAGATGAGAGACTATGGTAAAGATGCATTTAAAAGATTTCAGGCCGCGGCTAAACAAGTATTAAACTTTGGTAAACAATTATTTAAGAAGATATCTATGCTAGGAAAGAAATATGAAAAGAGTACTGATAAAGAACTTGAGCGTCTTACAAAGCGTAGTAAATATCTAACAGAGATGAGTCAAGGGGCAATGCTTAATGCTATTGTAAAAGATAAGAGATTAAATGCTTCATACGTTAAAACAATTGAGAATTATCGTAAGCAGATTGATACAAAGGGTAATGATATTGTAGAGATCAAAGTAGAAAAACAAAACAATGTACAGATCACTGAGCAAACAGTAAACTTCTTGGTAGGTAATGTTATATCATTCCAACTTGTTAACGATATTATTAAAGATGTAAAGAAGAATGGCATCAATGTTATTAATGACTTAAATCAAAGTATGGCTATGGGTGATACAAACCTTCCAGTTGTAAAGGTCTTCGGCAATCCATCTAAAGCAGACTATAAAGTTATTACGGTTGGTACAATTAAACAAGCTGCACCAAAAAGAGATGGTAAACCTATTAGTGTTTTAAAAGTTGCTGTACTAGCATTCAAACAATACTATACAGTAAACATGTGGATATTTGCAGAGACAGTTGATGATGTAGCTAAATACCATAAGATATCATTTAAAAAGAGTGGAGCAAGTTCATTCAATTATAATATTGAAGGTACTGGTACTGTTCCAGAAGATAAGATAACGGAGTTCAGATGAGCTTTAAACAACACATAGCAGAAGCAAAGAATACACACATGACTCATATCGAAGATATGGTTATTGACGGTGGAGTAGACGGAGCACGATCAGCTATCTTTGCTTTACGTGATCTCAGAGACATGTTGGCTGGGCATGATAATAGTTCTAAGCAAGTGACAGTTAAATGGGATGGTGCACCAGCGGTATTCGCTGGTATAGATCCTTCTGATGGTAAGTTCTTTGTTGCAAAGAAAGGAATATTCAATAAGAATCCTAAGGTATATAAATCAGAAAAGGATGTGAAGGCTGATACCTCAGGTGATCTACAAAAGAAACTAATAATAGCATTTAAAGAATTAAAGAAACTTGGTATAAGAAAAGGAGTCTATCAAGGTGACATCATGTTCACTAAAGGAGACTTAAAGAAAACAACCATTGATGGGGAGAAGTATGTAACCTTCCACCCTAACACTATAGTATATGCAATACCCGTTGAAGCAGCTGCAGAAATACAGCGAGCAAAGATTGGTGTAGTGTGGCATACTTATTACTCAGGCTCAACCTTTGAATCAATGAGTGCAAGCTTCGGCGTAACACTTGCTGCATTCAAAAAGGTTAGAACGGTATGGCAGAAGTCTGCTAACCTACCAGACATATCTGGTTTAGCCACATTATCTAAAAAGGAAACAGATGAAATTACGAAACATATATCAAATGCAGGAAAGCTCTTCCAGAAAATCGCCTCCAGTACGCTTACTGACGTGGCTACAAATACAGATATTAATTTATATATCAATACCTTCCGCAATACGAAAGTTAGATCACAAGATGAAGTCACAGACTCAAAAGCCTACGTTGGTGAACTCATCAGCTGGATATCTAATCGTTACGACACCGAAAAAGAGCGTCTTAAGTCGGATGCTGGGAAGGACAGGAAAGAAGAAGCTAAACTTTTAGCATTAGAATTCTTCTCAGATGAGAACAAATCTGGGCTTATAAGTATGTTTGATATGCAGAATGAATTGGTTATGGCTAAGAAAAAGCTATTAACACACTTGGATAGTATGGATAGTATAAATACATTTGTAAAGACTAAAGACGGGTTCAGAGTAACAGGTGCCGAAGGCTATGTTGCAATAGATCACCTAACAAACGGTGCAGTGAAGATTGTAGACCGTATGGAATTTAGTTACAATAACTTTAGTAAAGACATAATCAAAGGATGGGAGTCTGAATCACGATGATAACAATAAAAGAATTAAGAGAAGACGCTTTAAACGAAGCTCGCAAAGGTAAATGGACTGATGATGACAAGCATGCTTCATGGAATGCTACAGCCAAGTTTGCGCCAGCCCAAGGTTTAGTTGCTGCTAAAGGTAATATAAAACTTGATGTTACTGACCTATGGTACTTTGCTTATCCAAGTAAAAATTATATAGACAAGACCGGAAAGCAAAATGGAAAGAAACATGCTGCCTGGGAAAAGAGATACGATATCAAAATTACAGGTCAACACTTTGATGGTCGTAAAGGTAAAATTGTTCCATTAATATATAACGAACTTGGTATTAATGCTGATACAGAAGAAAACCCTGAGACTGGCAATTATACTAATGCTAAGCAACCATATGTAAATAAGAATGCAAAGAATAAAGTATTTATTAGTGGTACAAAACAAGATGTATTCGATTTCTTTAGCAGCGCAGAATGGTTACGTAGCAACGATAATAATAAAAAGACTAATAAGGAAGTACTTGCTCCTTTAGGAATCCAAAAAGGAGATAAGAAACTATGAAATTAATACAAAGATTAGTAAAACAATTCACTTCAATAGACGAAGCAAAAAAAGTTAAAGCTGGTAGAGGTAATATGCATATAGACATCGATCCAGATGTAATTCCGGACAAGTTCAGTGGTCCTAAATGGATGGGTCAGATGGAGAAAAAGCATGGAATGATGATAAGATTTAGAAAGGATTCATATGTTATTTCTGGTCAGAAAAAAGGTATTGTTAGTTTTGTAACAACAGAACTTGGTTGGGATCAAGATGATATTGAAAACATGTGGCCCGATCTTTTAGAATCTACCTTATATGAGGCTAGAGTAAAGGATAACGATAAGTGGAATGGTAATCCTGAAAGTGCAACAATGAATTATATTGCAAAAGATTTCATAAAGCAGCTGGGTAGGAATGGTAAGCCATACATGGATGATGATTCATTAGTATTAGGTGATGGAGAGACTGTGATGACTGTTAAAGACAATACATCAGTGGCTGATTTGAAAAAAGCAGTAGCCAAATGGGTTGCAAAGAATGTTAAAGCAGATCCTGGTGGAGTAAAGGTTGGTAAATTTAGTGCTATACTTCCTACAGAAATGAAAGGTGTTCTTGGTAACAAAGCTGTAAAGCTTGATAGCCCAAGGGTAATCATTAAGACTGATGCTGCCTCTGCTAAACAGATTCAAGCTGCTGTTAAAGGTACTGGTAAATTCCGTATGATGAAACGTAAAGATCACGTTGCAGTATACCTTGACTTTAAAGATGGCGATGAGTTAAAAGCTGCCATGGCTAAAGTTAAAAAGATTAAATAGGAGATAAGATGATAAAATTCAAAGATCTGCGAGAAGCACAAAGACCAAAGAGAGTGAAAGGTTTATTCACCCCACAACAAATGGTTGCACAATTTAAAGCGTTAAAGAAAGAAGCTTTTAAATTAAGACAGAGTATGGATACCATAAGATTTATGGATCAGGATGTTGGCCCTAGTATGAGTGACAACTCTGGAAAATACTTTGATGAAAGTAAAGCCTTTAGCCAAGCAATGGACATGGTTGAAAAGGCTATAGCATCTGCTGAAAAAGTAAAGTACGACAAATAATGTCATTGCATAGTTTTAAAGAACATTATCTTGAGGAGGCTGCAGCAGAAACTGTAACTCTAAATTGGGGTCGATTTAATCCTCCAACTATTGGTCATGAAAAGCTTTTAGATGTAAGTCATTCTAAAGGATCAGGTGTTCATAGAATTTATGCTACACAATCGCAGGATAATAAAAAGAACCCCCTAGAGTGGAAGACCAAAGTAAAGTATATGCGTAAGGTATTTCCTAAGCATGCACGTATGATCCTTATGGATAAGAAGGTCAAGACTATATTTGATGCATTAGTTATAGCCCACGAAGATGGATTTAAGAATTTAGAATTAGTTGTAGGCTCAGATAGAGTGAATGAATTTG